TTCAAAGAGCACCTGAAAGAAGAGTATTTTATATTGACGTAGGTAATATGCCAACACACTTGGCTATGCAATTCGTTGAGAGAGTTAAAAACGAAATTAATCAAAGAAGAATTCCAAGCACATCAGGTGGTGTCAACTATATTGATGCAACATATAATCCAATGTCAATTAATGAGGATTATTTCTTTCCGCAAACAGCAGAAGGAAGAGGATCTAAAGTTGATACACTACCAGGTGGTACTAATTTAGGTGAAATAGATGATCTTAAATTCTTTACAAACAAATTGTTTAGAGGATTAAGAATTCCAAGTTCTTATTTGCCAACTGGACCAGATGATGGACAACAAAACTACACTGATGGTAGAGTAGGTACTGCATATATTCAAGAATTAAGATTTAACAAATATTGTATGAGATTACAAAGTATGATACAAAATGTATTTGATTCAGAATTTAAATTCTGGATTAAAGGCAAAGGTTACAACATTGACAATGGTATGTTTGAACTTAAACTTAACCCACCACAAAACTTTGCACAATATAGACAAACTGAAATGGATCAAAGCAGAGTAAACACATTCACAGCAGTTGCTGACCTTCCTTATATGTCTAAAAGATTTGCGTTAAGCAGATACTTAGGATTAAGTGAAGAAGAAATGGCAAGAAATGCTGACTTATGGGCAGAAGAAAATGCTGTATCACAGAAATCTCAAACAAAAAGTACACAACTACGAGCAGGTGGAGTATCACAAGCAGGTATTACATCTGATTTAGATCAATTTGAAGAACCAACACCAGACGAAGGTGCTCCACCACCAGGCGAAGGTCCTGGACCAGGAACACCAGGCGGAACACCACCAGCAACACCGGGTGGAACAAACACGTTATAGGATTAAATAGTAAAAATGAAACTATTCGAATTTATGAGATATGGAGAACAAGGATTTGAGCAAGATAAAGCATATAATCCTGATAACGATATTTCTATATTAGATAAAAATGATACAAGAAAGACTCGTTTATCATTAAACGACATTAACGAAATGCGACTGGCCTCTGAAGATCACAACGAACAACAAAAAGAAGAGGCAATATTTGTCCAAAAAATGTATGGACAACCAGCACAAGAAGATAATCTCCAAATATAATTCCAAGTAAATATTGTTATGGACGTAGCATTTGTTTTAGGAAACGGTGAATCAAGAAAAGGTATTCGAATAGATAGCCTTAAAAAATTTGGCAAAACTTTTGCCTGTAATGCCGTATATCGTGAAGAAACAGCCGACGTTTTAGTTGCTGTTGATCCAAAAATGGTAATAGAAATAGCAGAATCTGATTACCTTACTAATAATGTAGTTTGGTCAAACTTCAATCAACTGTATAACAAACATCCAAATATCATGAATCACGTACAATTCTTCCAACCATCATTAGGTTGGTCTTCAGGACCTACTGCATTAAAATTTGCCGCGGATCATGACCCTGAAAAAATATACATTTTAGGATTTGACTACCAAGGACATAATAAAAAACAACGAAAAATATTTAACAACCTTTATAAAGATACTAGAAACTATAAAAAGGGTGAAGAAGAAGCAACGTTTTATGGCAATTGGCTAAATCAAACTAAGAAAGTTTTTAAAGATTACCCCAAGATTCAATTTATACGTGTGACTCCACGTGATTGGTTCCGTCCAACCGATTTAGAATGGAATAAAAACTTAAAACATATGGATATTGAAGAATTCTTACAGATACATAATTTACAAATTAAAATTTAGTAAATCATCGTCAAAAACACCGTTTTTGTCATAAAATAGCACCTATTAGCGGTTATCATGTTAAATATGTATTACTTAATTAAGAAAACGCCGATTATTAAAAAGGAGCACGTGCAATATGACACAACCAAGCAATAAATTTGAATCATTGTTAGAATTGCTTATCAACGAAGAAAATGATAAAGCAGAACAATTATTCCACGATATCGTAGTTGAAAAATCGAGAGATATCTACGAAAATTTAGCAGATACAGAATCAAAAGACGAAACTGTAGATGAAACTAAAGACGAAACTAAAGAAGAAACTAAAGACGAAGCAGTTAAAGAAACTGAAGCATCTGATGAAAAGAAAGATGAAGAAGTTAAAGAAACTGAAGAAGATAAACCAGCAGAAGAAAAAATTAAAGACGAAGGAGTTTTTACTAAGGCTCCTGTAGCACCTCAAAAGTCAGATGAAGAATCAATTGAAGAAATCGGTGGCGATGCTACTGACCAATTAGTTAAAGATATATCTTCTGATGAAGAAGGTGAAGCCGATGCGGCTGTCGATGCTATCGCACCAGACATGGATGCAGATAACGGAGAAGGCGGAGAAGGCGACACTGAAGAAAGAGTTTCAGATTTAGAAGATGCTTTAGACGAACTAAAAGCAGAATTTGAAAAAATGATGGGTGGCGATGGTGAAGAAGACAATGGCGAAGAAGAAGCCTTATCTTTAGCACCTGAAGTTGCTCCACTCGAAGCATCAAGACTAGTACCAAATATGGAAGCGAAAGCAGAACCTAAGGAAACTGTAAAAGAATACAAGATCCAAAAGTCTGCGGATAATGCCGACAAGTCTGATAGTAAAAAATCAACAGTTGCATCTAGTAACAAACCAATCAACAGTGCAAATTCTAAAGAAATATTAAAGAAAAGTTCTGAAGATACAGGTAGAGCGGCACCAACAACCGAAAAAATGGTTAAAGGTGAAGTTGCAAATACTGGAGGCAAAGACAGTCGTAAATTATCTAACGTGAAAGTAGACAATAAAGACGGTGCTGATGCTTCAGCAAAGAAATCACCAGTTAATTCAAGAAAATAGTAACTGGATTTTAAAGGAGCGGACGGATGAGTTTATATCTTAGAGAACACCTAACATACGATCAGGCCAGAATGTCTATCTTACACGAAGGCGAGAATGGTAAAGATTTGTACATGAAAGGTATCTGTATTCAAGGTGGCATTAAAAATGCCAATGAAAGAGTTTATCCTGTTAATGAAATAGGAAAAGCAGTCAAAACTCTTAATGACCAAATAACATCTGGTTATTCAGTTCTTGGAGAAGTAGATCATCCCGATGATTTAAAAATTAATTTGGACCGTGTGTCTCACATGATGACTGAAATGTGGATGGACGGACCAAATGGATATGGTAAGATGAAAATCTTACCGACACCAATGGGCCAACTTGTCAAGACTATGTTGGAATCAGGTGTGAAACTAGGCGTATCAAGCCGAGGTTCTGGTAATGTATCAGAATACGGTAACGGCGAAGTTTCAGACTTTGAAATCATAACAGTTGATGTTGTGGCTCAACCTTCGGCACCAGGTGCTTACCCGACTGCAATTTATGAACATCTTTTGAATACAAAAGGTGGCATGAAAGCAAAAGGGTTGGCGGCAGAAGTTAGAAACGATAAAAAAGCACAAAAGTACCTCAATGAGGCATTAACAAACATAATAAAGGACCTTAAATAAAATGATAGACGCAATATCAAAACTAGTTGAATCAGGAGCAATATCGGAAGATGTACAAAAAAGCATCCAAGAGGCTTGGGATTCAAAAGTAAAAGAAAATAGAGAAGGTGTGTCTGCCGATTTAAGAGAAGAATTTGCTAAAAGATATGATCATGACAAGGCGAACATGATTGAAGCCATCGATACAATGATGACTGAAAAATTAAGCGAAGAAATCTCTAAATTTATAGAAGACAGAAAAGCACTTGCTCAAGAAAAAATATCCTACAAAGAAAATGTAGGCTCACACTCTGCCAAATTACAAGAATTCGTTCTTACTAAATTGTCAGAAGAGTTAAAAGAACTACATGGCGACCGTAAAGGTGTTCATGAAAACTTTAAAAAATTAGAAGGGTTCGTTGTAAACGCACTTGCTAAAGAAATTAAAGAATTCCATGAAGACAAAAGAGGCGTTGTGGAAACTAAAGTTAAATTAGTTGCTGAAGCCAAAAAACAAATGGCTAAACTAAAAGAGGCTTTCATACAGAAGTCTGCTAAAATAGTTGAACAAGCAGTAACTAAAAAATTGGGTGAAGAACTTACTCAATTAAAAGAAGATATCACCAAAGCAAAAGAATCTAACTTTGGTAAATCAATTTTCGAGGCATTTGCATCTGAGTACCAGGCTTCTTATCTCAACGAGAAGTCGGAGACTGCAAAACTATTGAAAGTAGTTGATGAAACTACTCTTCAATTAGCAAAAGCCAAGGAAAGCATCGATGAGAATAAAGCGGTGATTGAGTCTAAAAACGCAGAAGCGAGAAAAACTGCAGACTTGATGGAACGTAAGGAAACGATGGCTGAGTTGCTTAAACCATTAGGCAAAAACAAGAGTGAAGTAATGAGTCAACTGTTAGAATCAGTTCAAACAGATAAACTTAAAGCATCATTCGACAAGTATCTACCTCACGTGATGGCTGATAAACCGGTTAAAGAAACTACGAAAGTACTTTCTGAAAGCGGCGGAAACAGAGCACAGAGAGAAGATGCTGATTTAACTTACATTCGTAAATTAGCGGGTGTATAACATAAACTAAAAGGGGAATAGAAACAAATGTCAGAAATATTTGAATCTAAATGGGGCGAAACAAAATCTGCCCTAACTGAAGGTTTAGAAGGCAACAAGAAAAAAGTGATGGGTGTCATTTTAGAAAATACTAAAAGATACTTGTCAGAACAAGCGACTGCTGGTGCTACATCGGCGGGTAACGTTGCTACACTAAATCGTGTAATTCTTCCAGTAATACGTAGGGTTATGCCTACTGTTATAGCGAACGAGATTGTTGGTGTACAACCAATGACTGGTCCGGTTGGACAGATACACACACTAAGAATAAGATATGCTGATACGTCTGCAACAGACAATATAATTGCAGGTGAAGAAGCATTATCTCCTTTCAAAATTGCGAGAGCATATTCTGGAAACGCAACTGAATCGGCGCCTAAAGCGGCATCAACAGCGGCTAAAGAGGGAACTCCAGGTTCTAGACTATCGATCCAAATTTTGAAACAACCTGTTGAAGCCAAATCAAGAAAACTATCTGCAAGATGGACTTTTGAAGCGGCTCAAGATGCACAAGCACAACAAGGTATAGACGTAGAAGCAGAAATCATGGCGGCTTTGGCTCAAGAAATTACGGCTGAAATCGATCAAGAAATCTTAGGATCATTAATGTCATTAGCGGCGGCTGATGATGAAACTTTTGATCAATCTGCTGTGTCTGGTACTGCAACGTTCGTCGGTGATGAACACGCGGCTTTGGCAGTCTTAGTCAATAGAGTTGCAAATAAAATTGCGACAAGAACAAGACGTGGGGCTGGTAACTGGTCAGTTGTTAGTCCACAAGCATTAACAATTCTTCAATCTGCAACAACTTCAGCGTTCGCAAGATCTACTGAAGGTACTTTTGAAGCGCCAACTAATACTAAATTCGTTGGAACTTTAAATGCGGCTATGAGAATTTACGTAAATGCTTACGCGGCTGATGATACATCAATTCTAGTTGGCTACAAGGGATCAAGTGAAGCAGACGCTCCGGCGTTCTACTGTCCTTACATTCCTTTAATGTCAAGTGGCGTTGTATTAGATCCGGCTACTTTCGAACCAGTTGTTGGCTTCTTAACAAGATATGGCTATGTAGAGTTAACAAACACTGCATCATCTCTTGGTAATGCGGCTGATTACGTTGGTAGAGTAGGTATATCTAACGTTAAATTTAAATAATTTCTTTTGGAATTATTTGGATAAACCAGTATAAACAATTAGGGCGGCTTTCGAGTCGCCCTTTTTTTGTGGCTTAAATATCAATATGCATTATCTTTTTACAAACGGCTGTTCATTTATGACAACCAGAAATTTTAAACAACGAACTAGCATACAAACTCACGTTGGAATAGAAATTGCTAAACATTATAATTTTGAACTTACTAATATTGCTAGAGGTGGCCGTGGAATGGATAGAACAACTCTTACCACAATGATATTTTTCGAAAAACATAGAAAGTTCAAAGATACTTTTGCTTTAATTGAATGGTCCGATGCTGGACGATGGGATTACCCAACAAGATTTAAGAAAAAAAAGCATTTACATCCACAACTTGATACCGACTGGCAATCTGTAAGACTAACAGACGAAGCAACAACAACTTTTCTTAATAAAAATGCTCAAAACATAGATCTTCCTGCATTTTTAGTAACAAGATTTTATCATAATGTTTTATCTTTACAATCTTTTTTTAAATCTAATGGCATACCTTACTTAATGTACAATGGAATATGGAACTCAGTTGATGAAGGAAAAAAGGATCATCAAAGTTTATCAAATTTAATTGACAAAAAACATTTTTTTGGGTTTGATAATTGGCAATTGTCTCACTTTGGATTCTGTGAACGTAATAAACTTTGTGTTGGTGCAGGAGATGAACATCCAAATGAAGAAGGTCATAAAGAATTTGCCAAATTATTAATATCGTATATTGACAAAAATAATCTGCTTAAAAAATTATAATCTTTAGTTATAATGATTTTTTTCTATATTCATACGGTAATATCTCAAAATATAGTACTTTAACTCATAAAATATAGTTTCTAAATAATCCAGAGTCGATAAGACTCGTCAACAATAGAAGGAGATCCACTATGGATATCATGTTAAAAGTTAAAGGATGGGCAAAAACATTGGCTGACGTAGGAGTAAGTTTAATTGCGTTAGGAATTGTTTTCGAAATTCTTTTTAATGGTCACGGTATTCCGTTCTGGCCAAATATTTCTGTTATAGGAAATGTTCAGGGCGTACTGCAAGGATTTTCAGACCAAGGTCTGATAGGTTTAGTTGCAGTTTGGATTCTATATCATATCTACAATAGAAAATAATATAGACATCACATAATATAATGATCCAATTAAGGGTGGTATCACAATTGTTGATATCGCCCTTAAATTTAAATTAAAACTAAATTAGATTTTGTTGCTACTGAACGTAGACTATCTTCTGTCTCTGTTTTTTGTTTATCATTCCATTTAAACCTTGCTCGACTACAAGTATTGCAAATTAAATTTTGTTTTGCAGAAGAATAATTTTTATTATAAATTAAATTGTGTACATTTTGTAAATTTTGCCATGCTTTTTCTATACCTAGTTCAAAAACATTACCATAGTTTGTTTGCTTTGTAGCATCATCACAACATAAAACAACAGTACCATCTACAAGAATTTCAATTCTCCTTAAAATTTTTCCTAGATCTAACGTACATC